CATCGCTGGGGACCTGGGCCTCATTCGGGCGCAGCTCCAGAGCCTCCTGGACACCCATTTCCGCGAGGCCGGTGAGGTCGCCGAGATCAAGGTCAGGGTCAAGCACGCCGAGGACGACCTGAACCGTCTGCATGAGGTCCGGCGCGCTGAGAAGGCCTCCCAGAAAAACAACCTCTGGCTGCTCTACATCGGCGTGGCCGTGGCCATCGTCGGTCACTTCCTGCATCTCCTGAAGCCGGTGCGCTGATGGTCGCCCCTGCCGGTGGCAAGTCCACGACCTTCACCCCTGGCATCCTCAGCCAGGTCGCCGCTGGCATGCGCCTCGCCCTGACCGGCAAGACGCCGGACTGGTTCGGCCCTGGCGAGCCCCTGGTGCCCGTAGCCCCGCCCGAGACGGCGGGCCGCCGCATGGACTACCCGGTCCACGCCAACATCACCGTCACTCCCAAGGCCGAGAGCAACAGTCAGGGCGTAACCTTCGACCAGCTGCGCAACCTGGCCGACAGCCTGGACATCCTCCGGCTGGTAATCGAGACCCGGAAGGACCAGGTCTCGAAGATGGAGTGGACGATCAAGGCCAAGGAGGGCAAGACCGTCTCCGAGGCCAAGATCCAGGAGCTGAAGGATCTCTTCGCCTTCCCGGATGGCCACAACGACTTCCACGCCTGGACCCGGCGCCTCCTCGAGGACCTCTTCGTCCTGGATGCCCCGGCCATCTACGTGCAGCGCACCAAGGGCGGCAAGATCCTGGCCTTCGAGCCCATCGACGGCGCCACGATCAAGCGGCTGCTGGATGAGGGTGGCCGCACGCCCCAGGCGCCGACCCCGGCCTACCAGCAGATCCTGAAGGGCCTGCCCGCCACCAACCTCACGGTGGACGACCTGGTCTACGCGCCCCGCAACATGCGGAACCACATGATCTATGGCTACGGCCCGGTCGAGCAGATCATCGTCACGGTGAACATCGGCATCCGCCGCATGCTCGGGCAGCTGGCCTACTTCACCGACGGCAGCGTGCCGGACGCCATCGCCGAGACCCCCGCCAACTGGACGGCTGAGCAGGTGGAGCAGTTCCAGGACTACTGGGACAGCATCCTGAGCGGCAACGAGCAGCAGAAGCGCCACCTCCGCTTCGTGCCCTCCGGCGCCAAGTTCCAGACCCTGAAGCCCGAACTACTGGCCGATAAGTTCGACGAGTGGCTGGCCCGGATCGTCTGCTACGCCTTCAGCGTCAGCCACCAGCCCTTCGCCTCCCAGGTGAACCGCGCCACCGCTGCCACCGCGCACGATGCCGCCCTGCAGGAGGGCCTGGCGCCCATCCTCCACTGGATCAAGGCCCTCTGTGACCGCCTGCTGCGGCAGTACCTGGGGCACTCCGACGTGGAGTTCTCCTGGAACGAGGACGAGGCCCAGGACCCGCTGGTGGAAGCCCAGATCGACCAGATCCTGGTGAACACCGGCATCCTGACCGTGGACGAGGCCCGCGAGAAGCGCGGCTACGATCCGCTGCCCGCTGCCACCGTCGAGACCCCCGTGCCCGCGCTGGGCGCCCCATTCAGCCCCGCCGATGCCGCCCCACCCCATGAGGGCGCACCCACACTGGCGCCCACTGCTGCAGCACCCTCCGGGGCTGAACAAGCGCCGCCTCCAGCTGCAAAGCCGGGGGCGGCTGCCCAGAAGCTGGCCAAGGCGAAGCGTCCCACCTCTCCCAAGCCCAGCCCCAAGCACGAGAAGACCGTCCGCGCGGCCATCAAGAAGTGGGCCCGCGGCTTGCCCGGCAAGGTGGCCGCCCAGGTCACCGCCCAGGTGGGCAAGGTCGACAAGGCCAAGGGCGACCGGGCCACGAAGATCACCAGCGGCGTGAACCTCAACACGGACCCCCTGGCCAAGGCCCTGATGCCCGTCTACGAGGCTGTCTTCGTTGAGGCCGCGACCGATTCCGGCGTGGACCTCACGGACGCCATGCTGGAGGTGGTAAACGAGGACGCCGTGAAGTGGGCCGAGACCCAGGTGGGCAACCTCATCACCGGGATTGACTCCACCACCAAGGACCTGATCCGCACCGACGTGGTCCAGGCCCTGAATGAGGGCCTGAGCACTGCCGACCTGGCGGATCTGCTGGCTGACAACTACGCCTTCAGTGATGCCCGGGCCGAGACCATCGCCCGCACCGAGACAGCCCACGCGGCCGTCTCCGGGACCATGGCTGGCTGGCAGGAGAGCGGCGTGGTGGATCACGTTGAATTCGACGCCTCCCCCGACTGCTGCGACGAGTGCGCGGCCGAGGACGGCAAGGAATTGGACTGGGGCACCGACCCCGAAGACTTCATGCACCCCAACTGCCGCTGTGGTGTGACCGCGGTTCTCAGCGACACAACGGAGGAATAGATGCGCTTCTTCGGTTCTATCGAAAAAACCTTCAAGGACGACAAGGGCTTCCTCATCGTCTGCGGCCACGCCAGCACCGAGGCCCTGGATAGCCAGGGCGAAATCGTGAAGGCCGGAGCCATGGCCGGGGCCCTCGAGGAATACATGAAGGTCGGCAACATCCGCGAGATGCACCAACCCAGCGCCGTGGGCAAGGCCCTGGTGGCCCAGCAGGACGAGAAGGGCACCTACATCGAGGTGAAGGTGGTCGACCCCGTGGCGGCCATGAAGTGCGAGGAGGGCGTCTACACGGGCTTCTCCATCGGCGGCAAGGCCACGGGCCGCGATCCCATGGCCAAGAACACCATCACCGGCCTGCGCCTCACCGAGATCAGCTTGGTGGACCGGCCGGCTAACCCCGAAGCGACTTTCACCCTGTTCAAGCTCGATGACGAGCTCGGAGATGAGCCCATGCAGCCGGAAACCGAAGTCGAGAAGGGCATGGGGCATGTGTCCCAGCTGGCCTACACCCTGAAGGACATCTCCTGGATGGTCGACGACCAGGTGCGCGAGGCCGTGCGAGAAGGCGACAGCTCCCCGATCCCTGGCCGCCTGCAGGACTGGCTCAAGGCCGGTGCCGAGATCCTGGTGAGCATGACCGAGGAGGAGGTCGCCGAGCTAGTGGCCGCCACCCCTCCGGCTGCCGAGGTCCTGGCTGAGTTCCAGAATGCGGACGCCTCGATTCAGAACGCCATGCCAGTCGCCATGGCCGAGACCACCGACGGCCTCGAGAAAAAGGGCGCCAAGTTCTCCAAGGACTTCCTCGAGAACTGGGTCCGCATCAAGAACGTCCTGAGCCAGAACATCAATGAGATGGACAGCCTGGTCTTCCCCGCCCTCGGCACCGCTGTGGACGATGGTCAGGCCGCCAACTTCATCTCCAACCCCAACGAGTTGGCGCAGCCGGAAGGCCCCCGTGGCGACCAGGGCACCCCCATGGGCTCCGTGGACACCAATCCCGACAGCGCCACCTTCGGAACCACTCTGCAGACTGTCCAGCCCAGCCAGGGCGCACCCGGCAAGGCCGACACCGACCTCGACATCACCAAGAGCCACGACGATGACCTGGCGAAGATCGCCACCCTGACTTCGGAGCTGGAAAAGCTCGCAGCGGACAAGGAGACCCTCGCTAAGCGGGTCGCCGAGCTCGAGGCGGAACCTGCCGCTCCCAAGGCCAAGGTGCTGAGCCTCTCCAAGGCTGAGGACGTGGTGAAGAACGAAGAGCCCTCGGAAATCGAGAAGCTCGCCAGCAGCAAGAACCCTGTGGACGTCATGAAGGCGATCCACGCCCGGCCCGGAAACCTCGGCTACCCCAAGTAGCACCCCCTCACCCCCTTTGGCGGCTCGAACCGCCACGGAGTTCCACCATGCCTGCCCCCTCTGGCGTCACCGCCGACACCCTCGCTCTGGCCAAGGAAGCCCTGCTCAATCCGCAGGCCGACCAGATCGCCAAGAACTACACCCAGTCTCTGGGCCTGATCAACTACGACCTGCAGCCCGTCGCCCTGAACCTCTTCCCGGTTCTGGCGCCCCTGCGCAACATCATCCCCCGCGTGGCCGGGAACGGCGGCACGGCGACCAACTGGCGCGCCATCACCGGCCTGAACACCACCAACATGCTGGCGGGCGTCTCGGAAGCCAACCGCTCCGGGTTCATCACCAGCAGCGCCGCCAACTACGTGGCCACCTACAAGGGCCTCGGGTTGGAAGACTACGTGAGCTTCGAGGCTGATTACGCCGCCTCCGGGTTCATGGACGTCAAGGCTCGCGCCGTGGCCAACCTCCTGGCTGCCGTGATGATGGAAGAGGAGCGCGTGATCGTGGGCGGCAACTCCGGCCAGGCCCTCGGCACCGCCAACACGCCCACCGTGGCCACCCTCACCACCGGCGGCGCGATCGCCACCGGCATCGCGGTCTTCGTGGCATGCGTCGCGCTCACCATGGATGGCCTGCGTCAGTCTTCCCTGGCTGGCGGCCTCCCCGGCCAGCTCAGCCGCACCAACGCTGACGGCACCACCGACACCATGG